TTTAGTTGGACTCACATCTTATTTTAAAACTATAAATTATGAAAAAAAAATTAAAAATAATAACAAATATTAAAATTATGAAAGAATTAAAAAAAGAAGATTTAATTGAAGGTGAAATTTACTTTAGAAAAAATAATAATACAGAAAGTTTATTTATATTTCAAAAAAATAAACAAAATTGTGTAAAATATTGTTTATTTATAACAGAAAATAACTTAAAAAAAACTTGGTCACTTATATATTATGACAATCTAAGATTAGCAACACCAGAAGAAAAACATTGGTTAGAAACATGTATTAAAGAAAATAAATTTGTATCTTATGAAGAAGCTATGAAAACATTTATTCCTGAATATGTTGAATGTATTGAAGAAAGTGTTTATGATTATGGTACTAATGTTATAGGTAAGATTTATAAAGTTTTTGGAGTAACACCTAATCATATTAATCCAGATTATCTAATTGAATATGGTGGTATAAAACATCTTTCAGTTTCTAAACATAGATTCAAACCATCAACAAAAGAAGCTTATGATGCTCAATTTGAATTGAAAGAATTACCTGAAAAATGGTGTATTCGTTGGGGAAGTAAAGAAAACTTTAAAATTATAAATGATTATTTACAAACTATTAAAAAAGAACATTTAGAATATACAAAAGAAGATATTCATTCTCAAGCATATGTAACTTTTCAAAATAAATATTTTGGAGCAATAGGACAACCACCAAATGGTTATACAGAAATCACATTTGAACAATTTAAAAAATGGGTTTTGAAAGAAGAAATTAAATCACCTATTCAATTAGCAAATGAACAACATCCTGAATTAGCAATTAATGAACCAGATTGGACTATGAATGTAAAAGAACCAATTGTTGAAGAATCATTATTAGATAAAGCTAAACGTTTATATCCAATTGGTACTACATTTTTTGCTGCTCGTGGTAGTAATCCTAGAAATAAATATACTGTAACACAATATTCTAAATTTAGAGAATATGATAACGATGCAATTTGTATTGAAAGTTATGGAAATGGAACGGTTTATTTTAAAAAAGAATGGGCTCAAATTATTTCTAAACCTGAACAAAAATCTAAAGAATTTGAAATACTATCTATAAGGAATAAAAATACAAAAGATATTTTTAATCTTCAAAAAGATGGTTATTACAGAACTGAAGATGGTAGAGGTTCAGTATTTTTACCAAAAGAAGAACCATTTCCATTTTATTATGAAATTATGGAGGTTTCTAATAAAGAAGGTAATATCTTTATTGTTGGTGATGATGTTCAATCTATTAAATCTAAAGTAAAAAGTAAAATTTCAACTTTTAAAATGAGTAAAGATAATCAAGCAATATTAGCTTGTACAACTCGTTCTGTTAATTTTGGTATTGGTATTAATCATTTAGAACATTATACTGAACCAAAGAAAAAAATTGATTTAATGGTAAACATACTATATGTAAAGAGAAATGATTCTATGTGGGTTAAAGATAAATCAAAAGTAGATTATAATCCAAATCATGTTGAATTTCCAAAAGTTGAAATACCACTCCCAGAAAGAAAATTTGAAACCAATCTTGAAAAAGCTAAAAGATTATATCCTATTGGTACTGTTGTTAAAACAGCAAGTTTTAATAGTATACATGTTATAAAAAAAACTAATCCTTATATTGGTTCTTGTAATTGTATATATATGAATATAGGAAATACTTCAATATATGATCCAAGAAAAAGTGATAAATGGGCTGACATCATAGGTTATGAACCACAAGTTGGTGATAAATTTGAATTATTGGGTAATTCTATAAAACAAGAAGAACCTTTTATAATTGATAAGTTTGTTGGTTCTTGGGATAATCCAAATTCAGTAATTCATTTTATTTATGGTAATTATGGAGGTTATATATCAAATCAAACAGTATTACTTAAAAATATTAAAATTGTTAAATAATGCAAAAAATATATCTTAAAACAAGACCTAAAAATATTGAAGAATTACTAAAATTATTTTTTAGTTATCCAACTTATAATGGTTATAGTGGTATTGAAACATTTGTTGATAAAGATTGTAAACAAATGCAATGTATTTCAGGTAAACTTAGAAGTTTTGATGAATTATATTTTTGTGCAAAAACTTATTTTCCAAATATTACTCCTAAAAGACTTATTCATGAATTAACAATAATTAAAATTAATAAAAATAATAAACTTTTAAGTTTTAGAATGTTTACTTGTTCTACAATGAAGAAAATAAGAGTTTGTATTTCTAATAATTTTCAAGATTTTGAAACTGCTACAACAATAAATTCATATAACTCTCTTTGGTCATGGAAAGAACTTTTTAACATGATAGATATAAAATCTCAAAAAGAACTTGATATATATCGTAAAAAATATGAAAAAATATTAATAATTAAATAAAAATAAAATGAAAAAAATCTTAACTTTAGGATTCCTACTCCTATCAATGTGTATTAATGCACAAACAACAGTTAATTACACCATCTCAAACGATGTAATTACTAACCCTGAACGCGGATTTTTTAGAGCAAGTGATACTGGAACATCAAGTTCTAATTATAGTCTCTTAAATCAAACAGAATTAACTAATATGAGACTAAATGAAAACATTTCCGTTATCATTAGAGAATTCTGGTTAAATGATTTCAAAAATAGTTCTACTATTTCACAATCATATTTAAATAATATGCAAACTGATTTCAACAGACTTCGTTCTGCTGGAGTTAAAGCTATTATTAGATTTGGTTATAGTAAAAGTAGTACCAATGAAGATACTGAATTACAACAAGCCAGTAAAACTAATATTTTAAATCATATTGTACAACTAACACCTATTTTAAATCAAAACAAAGATGTTATAGTTTCTATACAAGCTGGTTTTATTGGTACATATGGTGAATGGTGGGCTACTGGTACGTCACCTGAATTTGGTCATAAAGATAGTATTACTACTTCTCAGTGGAATAATAGAGGTCAAATATTAACTGCAATGGAAGTTGCTTTTGACTCTAGTATACCATTACAAGTTAGATATTTAAGTATTTTATACACTTTAAGACCTAATGGAACTAATAGAATTGGTTTATATAATGATGCATTTTTAGATAATTGGTGTAATAGTGGTACATTCCCTTGTCCTGGTGGACAATTTGGAACACCACTACAAGTAGACCAAAATTATTTAATTAATCTAACTAAAAATTTACCAATGACTGGTGAAACAGATAGATTTCAAGTAAATAATGTACAATTACCAAGTACTACTTGTCCTAATGCAGCTTTAGAACTTGATAAATATAATTGGTCACTTATTAATACTGAATATCAACAACAAGTTATTACTCATTGGCAAGATAATGGTTGTTATACAGAATTTAAAAAGAAACTTGGTTATAGATATGAATTGATTAATAGTACAGTTAGTTCTAATAATGTTTTAACTCTCAATATAAAAAATACTGGTTATGCTAATGTATTTAAATATAGAGAAGCTTTTCTTGTTTTAAGAAATCTTACAACTAGTCAGGAATATAGATTTCAATTAGATACTGATTTAAGAAATTGGATTACTAATCAAGTTACTACAATTGTTCAAGATATTAATTATAATGTACCAAGTGGACAATATCAATTATATTTAAGTTTACCTGATCCAGATAATAATATCATACCTTATGCTGTTAGATGTGCTAATTTAAGTACATGGGTGGCTATTAGTGGTTATAATGATTTAAAACAAATTGTAAGTATTAATAATTTAGGAGTACAAATATTTGTAAATAATAATACAATATCACTAGGTAATCTTACAGGTGCATATACTATTAAAATTTATGATTTATTGGGAAGAATTGTGAAAAAGAATTCATTAGATATTTCTACTCTTAAATCTGGTATTTATATAATTAAAGTTGTAAATGATGGTAAAGTTTATACTAAGAAAATTTATAAAGAATGAAAAAAATAAAAAATAATCCTCAACCTCACTATCTTGATAAACTTGATAGTGATGGTTGGATGAATGGTAATGTTGAAGTATCATGAAAAGATATAAATTAATTAAAGAATATCCAGGAAGTCCTGATTTAGGATGGATAAGTAATAATAATTGGAAAGGATATCCAGAATTTTGGGAAGAAGTAACTGAAAAAGATTATGAAATATTACTTTTAAAAAATAAAAGAGGTACTATTATTGATTTTACAAATGTAATTAAACCATTTACAGTTGAAGAATTATATAATAATCAATTTCAATTAAATTCAAAATATTCAAGTGATGAATTTATTATTCATTCAGTTAAAAGATTATCTGATGGTGAAATTTAACAAAAATTTAACATAAAATATTTGGAATTCTGATAAAAATTGATTATATTTGTATTATAAAATATAAATATATGAAATTTACAGATTTACATTCAGAAAAAAGAGATGATTTAAATAAAACAGGTGTTTATTTAATTAAAATTATTAATAAACCAGATTGGTATTATATTGGAAGTGCTTCTAAAACAAATAAGAAAAATTATAATGATATTGGATTTTTACAAAGATGGAGAAATCATTTTTCTACATTAAAAAGAAATATGCATTTTAATCCCATTTTACAAAGAAGTATTAATAAATATGGTATTGAAAATTTAAGATTTGAAATATTAGAATATTGTGATTCGGATAAATGTATTGAAATTGAAGATAAATGGTTACAATATTACATACAAAATCATAATGTATATAATATTAATAAAATACATCCTTCAAAATTAGGATATATAACTTCTGAAGAAACTAAAAAAAAAATTAGTGAATCAAGAGATAAGAAAAAAGTTTATCAATTTGATTTTGATGGAAATTTAGTTAAAGAATGGATTTGCTTTAATCATATTTTAAAAGAATTTCCTACAGGAAATAGCTCAATCTGGAGATGTTTAAATAATTTACAACAAACAGGTTATAATTATATTTGGTCTTATAATAATAAATTTGAATTTAAATCATTTAATCAAAGTAAACCTGTTTTACAATATGATTTAAATAATAATTTTATAAAAGAATGGAAATCTGCAAAAGAAGCTAGTGAACATTTATGTATTCAACAGAATTCAATTAGTTTATGTTGTAGAAATAAACGTAAAAAAGCTGGAAATTTTAATTGGGAATTTAAAAATAATAAAAATGAATAAAAAAGAAGAAATTTTCACAATAGGTGATAAAACAACATTAGGTATAATAACTTGTTTTAGATTATTAGATAATGAAATAATGGTTGATTTTGATAATAAAAATTCTATTTTATTGAAATCAAAACAATTACAACATATTAAACAACCATTATTCACAGCTGAAGATGGTGTTGATATTTTTAAAGGTGATAATATATATGGTGTTAAATTTTATATGGGAGAACATGAATTAAAATCATTAATAGCTAATGATAAAGATGTGTTATCTACATTTTTAAGATTTTCAACAAAAGAAAAAGCTGAAGAATATATCTTAATGAATAAACCAATTTTATCATTAAATGATATATTTAAAAATGTTGAAGAAATGAGAAAAGGATTAAAAACTTTTGAAAATAGTCAATTAGCTAAACGTTTTAAAAAATTAGTACAACAAAAATTAAAAATAATTAAAAATTAAAATTATGAAAAGTAATAATGTAAAAGTATTTTTTAAATACGAAAAAGATGAAAACAAACATCGCAAAGTAGACGGAGTAATTGAAGCAATTGCTGTTAATACTGAAACAAAAGAAGAAATTGCTAGACGTATGGTAACTCCTCGTCATGGTGATAAACCTGATAAAGTGTTAGGTAGAAAATATGCATTTAAAAAACTTATGGATTTCAGTTTACAAAATCATTTGATTGAAAATAAAACTGTTGAAGGTTTGTGGAAATCATTTGGTCATATGTGTAAACAACCATCTGTTAAATTGGCTTACTAATGAAATTAGAATATAATTCTAAATCTTCTAAGTTATTAAAATGGTTTTATGCATTACAAGATTGGGAATTACCAAATAATTCATGTGAATATATTAGAAGATATATTTGGATGTTAATTGGTATTATTCCTTTTACTATTATTGCAGGACCAGCTTATATAACTAGTTTATTTGGATTAAATAGATGGTATCATAGTCAAAAAGATAATATGTTTTTTGGAATATGTTTATATGTATTACCAGTAATATTATTTTGTTTAGGAAATGGATTTACTTTCTTTTTTATTGATTATGAAAAAAAATCATTTTTGCATTTTAGTCAATTTTTTGGATTTATGCTTATTTGTATAATTATTTTTTTCTCTTTAATATATTTAACAATTGTAGATACAGATATGTATAAATCAAAAAAAGCTAAAAAAGCTAAAAAAGAATCTAAATTTAGTAAATTCTACAAGTCTTTGAAAGAAAAGTATTGTGAAAAAATTGAATATGAATAAATAAAGTTTCTCATAGTATTAGAAGTGTGTCTCACTTTAATACATTAATATGGGAAAGGAAAAACAATTATATGACATCGAAATTTTTAAAAATTTCTTTTGCGTTGGTATAAGGAATTTTAAAACAAAAGAATTACTCTTCTATGAAATTAGTGAGGAAAAAAATGAATTAGAAGAAATTTACAACTGGTTTAATAATTATGATGGTTTTTTAATAAGTTTTAATGGTATACATTACGATAATATGGTTATCAAATACTTACTTAAAAACTATCATAATTATAAAAACTGGTCATGGATTAATATTACATTAGATTTAAAAGCATTTTCTGATAAAATTATTTATACTGATATTTATGATGAAGAAATTAAACAACTTAAATATTTAAAAACAAAATGGATTGATATAGACCTGTTTTTATATTGGTCTAAAATGCTTAGAATATCTAAAAAAATCAGTTTAAAGTCATTAGGTATACAATTAGGTTATCATACAGTTCAAGAATTACCTTACAAACATGACAGTGTTTTAAATATTGAAGATTTACCAAAATTAAGATATTATAATTATACACATGATTTAGGAATATTAGATCTTCTAACTGAAAAGATGGAAGAAGACATTATTCTTAGAGCAAATATTGTAAAAGAATATAATATTAATTGTTGGTCAATGGACGCTACTAAAATTGCATCTGAAGCATTATTATTAGATTATTGTAGAATAACAGGTAAAAATCCTTTCGATGTTAGAAAACAACGATTTGTACGTAATACTCTTTATTTAAATGAAGTTTTAAAAGGTTTTGAGCCAAATTTTAAATTACCAATATTTCAAAAACTTTGGGAAGAAATACTTAATTCAAAAGATAAATTTAGTAAGGAATTAGTAGTTAATCACGGAAATACATCTATAAAACTCACATATGGTGTTGGTGGATTACATTCTGTAAATGAGAATGAACAGTATCAAACTAGTGAAGATTTTAAAGTTGTAACAAGTGATGCAGCATCGCTATATCCAAATTTAATTATTAATTATCAATGTATACGTTTCCCCGAAGTACTTCAAAAATATATTCAAGTAAAAGATGAAAGAATTATTGCTAAAAAAGCTAAAGAAAAACAAAAAGATTTATTCTTTAAGTTAATCTTAAATTCTACATCAGGATTACTTGATATGGAACACGGATGGTTATATTATCCAGAAGGTGCTATGAGAATGCGATTAATTGGTCAATTAATTCTTACTAAATGTGTTGAAATGTGTTTAATTAATAATTGGCAAGTAATTTCAGCAAATACAGATGGTATTGAAGTTATTGTACCAAGACATCAATTAAAACAATATAAAGAAATTCTTGATATAACATGTAATAAATTTAATTTAGATTTAGAACATGAACATTATGAAAAGATTGTTTATAAAAATGTAAACAGTTATATCGCCAAAACAGAATCTGGAGATGTCAAACGTAAAGGATTTTTTAAATTACCGTTTAATGAAAAAGGTCAGAAAGAAATTCCATTAGGAGATTCAGTTGATGAGGTTGTAATATCGAAAGCTTTACATAATTATTATATTAATAATATTGAACCAAAAGAATTTATCTCTAATCCAGATAAGTACGAACTTCATATTTATGATTATTGTAAATCTAATAAAATTAATAAAGACTGGACAGTTTATCATAATAATGAAGTAGTTCAAAATCTTAACAGATATTATTTTAGTAAAAATGCTCCATATTTACTTAAACGTAAAAACGGGCAAGGTAATTTTCATCAAGTGAATGTTGGAGAAGGTGTAATATTATTTAATAATTTTAAAGAAAAAAACTGGAAAGATTATAATATTAATTATAATTATTATATTAGTAAAACAAATAAAATTATTGAAGAGATCAATAATTATAATCAATTAACTTTATTTTAATATGACATGAATCATAAACAAAGAATGCAAAAATTAAAAGAAGAAGATCCTATTACATATTATGAATTAACAAATAATCCAACAGGTTCTAATTCAGATCTTGATGGTTGTAGAGGAATAATTTACGTAGGAATATTTATGATAGTTTTAACAATAATAATTTATTTTACATGTCTAAGAAATACAGTGAATTAAGTATTGCAGTTGATTTGATAAGTGATGTATTTAAAACATCTAATCCTATTATTATTGCTGAAAAGATTGAAGAAGAATTAGAATTAGAATTTACTATTCATCAAATATCTGATTATTTAGATATTAATAAAAAAGAAAACTATGAATTAGAATCTTCAAAAGTTGAATATTATTCTTATTAAAATGAAAACAAAATATTTAAGACCAAATATTAGTAACTTACCAAAAGTAGAAATTGTTACAGTATTTAAAAAAGATGATATATTATGTCATGAAAATAATTATTTAGCAAACCAATATCATTGGTTTATGGCAACTGCAGAAGAAGTAAAAACTTATTCGGGTAAAAATGGTAATTATTATAAAATTATAAATCCTAAAGAATTTACTACAAATTAATACATAAAAATTATGAAAAACAATAAAAATAAAACAAAATGTTACTAATAGTAAAAAATTTTAAAAAAACATTTTTAACTGATACAGATAATTCTATAATAGAAAAATATTTTATATTATCTATATTATCACATCTTATTGTAATACCATTTTGGTATTTAATACTTTCTACAGTGGGTATATTAATGTTAATTGTAGAACTTATATCAAAACCTTTTACTATTAATTATAAAAAATTATATAAAAAAATACATAATAAATTTTATCCTATTGATATTAAAAGCATAATAAGACAACATGGTAAAGAATTAGATAAAAAATATAATTTCTATTTATATGATTTTGAACATAATAAAAATCAAAAATTATTTGATTTTATATATATGTTTATACAACATTATAGAAGAGATTATTATACAAAAGATAATAGTCATAGAATCATTTGTGGACTTGGTAGAAGAAGAAGTCTTGGAGATATTTATTTAATTTCTAAACATTATTATCCAAATTGTAAAATCGAAGAAGTTCTTGAATGTCTTATTAAAATGATTGATAGAAAACAAGTTTGTGCTGGTTATTGTCATGATACACAAAAATTTATGTTTCATACTGATTCTAATAATTACGGATTAAACTCAAAAACAGAATATGGTGAAGGATTTACATTTAGAGATGTAATGAAAACTTATAATTATTAATTATGAATAAAGTAGAATGTCCATGTTGTTTGGGTGCCAAAATGTTAATGGTACCAAACACAGGTAAAGGATTTCATTATGAACCCTGTAAGTTTTGTAATGGTACAGGAAGTGTAATTCCACAACTTGTTGAAGATTATATTCTTTCATTAAATGAAGATAATATTGATTTAGAAGATGAATAGTGGAGAAAGAGAATTCTGTATAGGAATTATATTAGTTGGAGTATTTATTACAGGTTGTATAATTACTAATTTAAAAAAGAAAAAAAAGAATTAATATGAATGAAGCGTTTATACTTGATTTCAAGTTTTTAAACGATCAGAACCTCACATTAATAGAATTTTTAACATTATTAAAACTAAATTACGATCACATTGATTACAATTTAGATAATAATATATTAAATAGTTTACAAGATAAACAATTTATAAAAATAATAAAAGACAATGAAGAAATAATAACAATCCTTCGGGAGAAAAGTAAATTACTAATAGATTTTCTATTAATAGAAGGTTTAAATTCTGATTTTAAAGAAAAGAAAATTAACAAAAGGTCAAGTAGAGTTATTAACGATGGTTTAGATGATTTTATAAATGAATACAGACAACTTTGGAAAGGTTTAAAACCTGGTTCAATGGGAAGTCATACAGGCTGTAAAGATAAACTAATTAGATGGATGGGAGATAATCCTCAATACACTAAAGATGATGTCTTAAAAGCAGCTAAAATCTATATAAATTCATTAGATAACTATCAATATCTTCAACAAGCAGATTACTTTATTTACAAGAAAGATTTACATGGTGAATCTAGTAGATTAAGTGCGTTTGTAGATGATGAAGAAGTTAGTAATACTAATTGGACTACAAAACTTAATTAAATGAAAAAGAAAATTTCCTTTGAGGAATTTGATAATTCAATCTATACTACTCAATATCATGTTAGAATACCAATGTTAAATATTAAACTTGATAAGTTTGATTATTTTACAGATGGTAAATATGATAGTAAGAAAGTAAATGAAAAAATTGAAGAACTTTATAAATTGAATTTAAACAAATTAAATGGAGAATAAAAACTCATTGTTTACAAGAGTATATAATAATTTATCAGATAGAAGACAACGTTTACTATCAGGTAAAATAAATTGTATACCATGGTCGTTACCAAGATTTGAGGAAGAGTTACCAGGAATTGAACAAGGTAAATATTACCTGATTACTGCTAACAGCAAGGTAAACATAACTGCCCGCTAATATGGTAACATATTAGATGAACTCCGAATTTTGTTAATTAACAAAAAATATAAAAATTATGAAAAATAAAACAAATAGATTAACAAAGGTTATTTTATAGATATGAGAAAATTATATACTATAATTGAAAAAGAAAAAACACTTAGAGAATTTATTATAAAATTATTTACAATTAATGGTTACTTAGATCGTTGTAATGTAACATTTTTAGATAAAGAAATGACTAAACTTGAATGTAAAGTCGCAAGAAGAAGTTTTGAAGATTTATTAAGTATTGTAAATACTGTATATGAAAATATTTCAGAAAATGAACTTGCAAAAACTTTATTTGATTTAAATAAAAATCCAGAAGAAACTACAAAAAGAAGATTATGTATTTATTATTGTAAAGATATTACAAAATGGGTTTTTAGATTTTATAATAAAAAATATTTAGATAACACATTAATGTATGATTCAAATCAAACATTTATTCAAAATCAAAAAGGAAGTGGAAAATATTCTTTTAAAGATATTTATAAAATAGCTAACGGTGAAAAATAATTTTAATATTATGAAAAATGAATATTTTATATGTAAAGGAATCTGATATTCCTAAAACTAAAACAAGAAAAGACTTCATAAGAAAGTTTTTAAGAGGTGAATTTATTCACTCTTACACCGATCCAGATTGTAATAATTTACAATGTGAAGGTAAAAATCAAGATAATCCAAAAGTAAGTGCTTTTAGAAGTATTACAGAATTACACGCATTAACTTGTAGTAGATTTCCTGTAACAAGTCTTAAAGCAATTGTTAAAATTATCTTTGAAATTATTGAAGAAGAAAATTCAGTGATTTTAGTATATTGTAATCAAATTCAAAAAGTTGTAGTTAAATTTGTTCCAAACAAAACTGCAAAATGGATTAGTGATTATAGTAGACAAAATCATTTGAATACAAAAGGTGTTGATGGTTATAGTTTGAAAGATTTTGAAGATATAAAAAATTCATTATGAAAGATAATAAAGTTATCAATACCGTGCCGTCACTTGATAAAAAAGATATAAAATTTTTAATAAATTTATTAAAACAAAACGCACCAATTGGTGAAAAATTATGTTTTAATAAATATGGTAAAATAATATCTAAACTACAAAACGGTGTAGAGACTACCAAGGAGCAACCTGAATTAGTAGAATGTATTTGTTGTGGAGAAAAATTCACACCAATATGTTCAGACCGTTGTGGTTGTGCTATGATTTAGGTTGAAGGTATAGTCCGAACTATAACAATAAAAATTAAAAATAACTAAAAATTTATAAAAATGTCACAAGTAAAATGTATTGACACTAGAGGTTATGCTCTAACAGAAAATGAAAAATATGATGTCGTTGAAAGAGATGATAAATATATTAAAATTGTAAATGACAATGGAAATACTGCAAGATATCACAAAGATATGTTTAGTGCAGTTAGAGCATCAAAAACTGCTCCTGAAATTGTTGCACCACCAGTTGTAATTGAAAGAACTGAACAAGATTGTATTAATAGTATTGTAAACGATGGTTTTAATACAAAATATACAGGATTAAATAATCAATTAGTTACAATTACTAATAATTTAGATGGTACTGATCCAGGTAATAATTTAAGTTGTGGTGTAAAAGCAATTGTAAATCTTAATTCGCAAATTGATAGTATTAATATGGCAGTTAATGCTGACCAAAATAAAAATGGTGATGATTTAATTGCTTTACAAAAAGCATTATTAAAATCTCACATTATTAATTTTATCAAACAAAAAACACAAATTAATGGAGATCAACTTGAAATTTTGTTAATGTCAACAAACATAAATCATGATGAAGATTTGATTCCAGTAATGGATGAAATTTGTCATTTTTCTTCTGAAGAAGTACAAAATCCAAATAGTGCAAACATAATTAAACTTTGGGGTTTTCATAAATCAAAGTTGTAATTAATTATTAAATTATAGAGTCATACAGAAATGATATGACCTTAATAATCTTAAAATGGAAAAATTATATATAAAAAATATAAATCGAGAAAAAAATGATACACTTTATTCATTTATTTTAAAATGTATTAATCATAAAAAACTTTATAAATCAGAAGGACAATTTCCAAAAACATATTTAAATAAAGAATGTACAATTGAAGAATGTAATACAAAATTTAGAAGTTTTGAAGTTATATTAAGTATTTCAAATTCTTATTTTTTAAATGTTACAGAAAAAAAAGTTGCTTTAATACTTAAAAAAATAATGCAAGAAACTAATATGCGTTTTTTATTTTGTACACAAGCAAACAAATGGATTTTTTATAAAGTTTATAACTGGTGGAAAGATTCACAACTTACAGATCATCCATTTTTAATAAATTATAATTCATCTATTAATAAAGTTAATGAAAAAGGTTCTGGAGAATATACATTTAATCAATTATTAGAATTGATGGAAGAAGATATTATTAAGTAACAAATTGAGGAAAAACTCAAATCGCAGATTGGTTATTTTTGTATAATACTATACAACAAGTAATTGATAAAGGATTAAATATTAAATTAAAGATTTTTTATTTTACATTAGAAATGTCTAAAGAGATTAAAATGTTATCAGCATTCTCTAATATTTTATATATTAAAGAAGGTATTAGAATAAGTCCAAAAGACTTACGAAGTACTAAAGCAGATAAAGTTTTATCAAAAGAAACATTAGCTATTATTGCAAAATACGAACCTTATTTTAATAAAATCGAAGAAATTGTTGAATTCATCGATGATATACGTCATCCAACAGGAATATATAATTTAGTTAAATCATATGCGGAGGCTAATGGTAAACAACATAAACGTAAAATTATCATTGATGGTAATGAAACGTTAGTTGATGATTACTATGAAGCTAATAATCCTGATGAATATGTTATGGTTATTATTGACCATATTAGTTTAATAACTGCTGAAAAAACAAATGGTGTTCAAACATCATTACAAGAAAGTATTGTTAAACTATCATCAGATTATTTAATTAAATTACGTAATAAATATAATTATATTCCTGTTGTAATTCAACAGCAAGCAGCATCTCAAGAATCAGTTGAAAATAAAAAATATAATCGTTTAAAACCTTCTATGGATGGTTTAGGTGATAGTAAACTTACTCAACGAGATAAATAAAAAAAGTGGTAAAAAATTAGGAATTCTCATAAAAATAATGATGTATAAATTTCCAAAATAGTGTCTCGTAATCGGGTTAAACGGGGAAACTCCTTATAGGACAATCCCGTACCAAGCTATAATTTAAATGGTTATAGAAGGTCGAACGACTAATAGATGAAACTAAATAATCAGTATGGAGCTTTAGGGTTAAGCGACCTGGCTTGTTGCTGGGTAGTGAAATTGGTTCGAGTCCAATCATACTGACAATTATTTAGAATATAATTCTAACACGAAATCCCGACAGTACACGGTACTGAAGATATAGTCTGAACTATATGGTAACATGTAGAAATAGAAGATAAAGAGCTTCTATGATAACAAATTGGCAAATGTAATTTTAGGATTATTTAGTCCGTTTAGACATGAAATTCAAGATTTCTATGATTATGATGTTACAAAATTACAAGATAATCTTAGATTTTTAGAAGTATTAGGTGGTCGTGAAGGTGGTGGTGGAGTAGTTTGTCCGTTATATTTTGATGGAGCAACAAATTACTTCTCTGAACTTCCTAAACCAAATGATATTGAAGGAATGTCTAAAGTTTATAATTTTATAAAAAATATTAAAAAATAATAAAAATGAAAATATGGAAATGGTCTGAAGGTAGACAAGAATCGTGTAAATATTTTAAATTTCCAATATGGTATTTTAGAATTGGTAGATATGGATTCGATGCTTATATTTTAAAATATGAACCAGGAGTTTTACCAATTCATATTGATCCTGTAAATGGAAAACATTATAGAATGAATATTCTAATTAATGGAAGATGTAATTTTACATGTGAAAAAACAATATTTAAAAATTGGTTCATTACTATCTTTAGACCAGATTTATATTTACATTGTTTAATTATCACTTCTAAAACTACTAAATTAAGTTTTGGATTTGTAAAATTTAATGAGAATGAGAAATGAGAGTTGGGAGAATAACCGTGTATATTATAAACATTTAAATAAAGATTTAGGAGTAATTAGTAATTGTTCTCATGGAATACAATGTTATGCGGAAATAATTCAAATTAAAAATGATGATATTATTGAACTTTTTAATTTTCATAAAGAAGAAACAAAAGAATTTAGTGAAGAATATATTAAAAAACTATCACAAATATTTAATTGTAAACTTGAGTTTATAAATGAAGATTGTATTAGAATTCAAAATTTTAAAATAATTGGTCATTTAAAAATATTTTTAACAATGTTTAGATATTTATTTGAAAATTATTTTAATAATAGTAATTTAAATGTAAATCTTATTAAAAATTTTATTCAAGATGAAAGTGATGATGATTTATTAATTAAATTTTTAAAAAGTTTTAACAATGTTAAATATTATCATGGTAATTCTAATCATTGTATTTTAGATAGTTGTGATGTACACAAACCATTAAAATTGAGAACAATTAAAGAATTACAAAATGAAAATTTTAATATAGGTTATTCACCAATACATTCTTTTTTCAAAAATAAATAGTTTATAATTCACAAATAATAAAAATACGATAAAATATAAAAATACAATTTATAAACGCTAACAATTAAATAGCGGAAGGTTGGTCGGAATATTTTATCATGGTTGAATTACCAAAAACTGGAACTGGACCAGAAAGAAAAAATCCCAGTAAACTAATAATTTTTAGTTCTCCTAAAGCTGGAAAAACTGAATTATTAAGTAGATTAGAAGACAATTTAATATTAGATTTGGAAAATGGTTCAGGTTTTGTATCTGGATTAAAACTTAACATCTTAGAAATAGCTAAAGATAAAGGAATTAAACCTGTTGTAGCATTAAAAGAAGTTATTGAAAAAATTAAAGAATCTAATGATGCTAAAAAAGGATATACTTATAAATATATCACTATTGACACTGTCTCAGCAATGGAAGATTTCTATGCTCCCGATTTAGCTTTAAAATTATACAAATCTACAGTACAAGGTCGCAATTTTACTGGAGACAATGTATTAGATTTAGCTCAGGGAGCAGGATATAAATTTTTAAGAGATGCAATGTTTTTAATTATAGGAGAATTAGAAAATTTATGTGAAACATTAATTATATCTGGTCATACAAAAGATAAACTTGCAGAATTTGAAGGAAAAGAAATTACTCAAAGAGGTTTAGATTTAGTTGGAAAAACACCTGCAATAATTTGTAGTAAATGTGATGCAATTGCTTATTTATATAGAAAAGATAATCAAACAATTGCAAACTTTAAAACTGCAGAAACTTTATCTGTTGGTGCAAGACCAGAACATCTTAAAAACAAAGAAATTGTTTTACTTGAAAGTGATAAAGATGGAAATTTTATATCACATTGGAATAAAATATTTCTTGAATAATTAGGATTTGTCAATTATTTTTTGTATTTTTGTATAAATTAATATGTAAAATATGAAAAAAAACTCAAGTCAGGATTATATAAATAATACTTACAATAAAATACAAGTATTATCTTATTCACACCAAATTAAAGTTGGTAAAAATAAAAGAAATTATTATAATGTTTTATGTTTAAATTGTGGAAAAACTTCTACAGTAAGAGAAGATAGATTAACAAATAAAGTAAAAAATTCTCATTGTAAAGAATGTCAGCATTCTGCGGCTGTAATTGGTTCAAAGAATGCTGCTTCACATGAAAGAGTTTATAAAAACTTATTTACAAATTATCGATATAGTGCAAAAATAAGAAATTATGATTTTAATTTAGATTATGAAGAATTTAAATCAATAATATCTAGAAATTGTCATTATTGTAATTCTGAACCCATAGAATCTTTAAAATCAAAAAGTATAAATAAATCAAATATTATAGTTAAACATAATGGAATAGATAGAGTTAATAATAATCAAGGATATTCTCCTTTAAATGTTCTTCCGTGTTGTACAATATGTAATATTATGAAAAGAAACTTAGAATATGAAGATTTTATAAACCATATTACAAAAATTTATAATAATAGTAAATAGTTAGATTTCTATAAAAAATCAAAAAAATTAATAATAATATAAGCCAAAAAGAGAGAATATATGAAATTCGATTTAAATGAAGAGGTAACGGCGGGGACCGTCGTATTTAATAATGGAGTAGCTGGAAAAGTTGAAAATGTTTCTATTGATGTAGAAAAAAGAAAAGCAGATGAACCTGATTCATATCCACCATATAAACTAATAGTTAATGATGGTTCTGGTGCAATGCCAATTAATCAAGGTTTTTACTTTGATGAAAATGACACAGAAGCTAAACAAGAGCAAACTATTCAAAGAATTAGGAGTATTGCTAAAACAGTAGTTCCTGAAGGATTTGAATGGCCAGTTTGTGATACATATACAGAAGCTTGTGAAGCATTGTTTAAAATTATTAAACAACATGCTGGTGAGCAAAAAGTAAATGTGTTTACTAGTTATGGTTGGACAGGTAAACCTTCTAAATTCTTAGGTTTAAGAAACTTCAATTTCATTGAAAAAATGGATGAAGTAAATAGTAGATTGAAACCAACACCTTCTGATGTTTTGGAACGTCCTGAAGCAGATGCTCCTAGAGCTGAAGTTGGAGATGCTCCAAAACCAGATGGTATTTGGTAATATAAATATAGGGTGATTCTTAATTGAGTCACCCTTTTTTTAACTAATTAAATAAAATTATGGAAGATAAAAAAATTAAATGGATGGTTATGTTATATGGGTATCCACATGCATTTTTAGAAAAAAAAGAAGATTTAAAAACTTTTCATTTAGATTCCGAAGAAAAAAATAATATTGACTGGGTTCCAGTTAAATTTGGAGAAATAAATTAATATGATTGATTTAAATAAAGAAAAACAACCTATTTCTAAGAAAGCTATATTGGAATATTATCAAGATATTGATATATATAGACGATATATTCAAGAAGAAATTGATGTTGGTGGTAAACCAATATTATCTCCTCTTAGAAAAGAAAAGACTCCATCATTTGGATTTTTTATAGGTGAAAGAAATGAAATATGTTTTAAAGATTTTAAATTAGATGCTAAAGGTGATTTTGTTACTTTTGTAATGTTAAAATTTGGATTAACATATTGGGAAGCACTTAGTAAAATTGGTGTAGATTTTGATTTATGTGACGATTTTAGTTGTAAACCATTTGAAAAAACAGTGTTTGAAAACTTAGATAGAGTTTATCCAAGTAGAGAAGAATTACTTAGTAAAACAAGTGTAAATAAAATTGGTAAACGTAAAAGACAATGGCAAGCTCATGATATTCTTTATTGGCAACAATTTGGAATTAGTGTAAGTACATTAGAACATTTTGATGTAGAACCAATTAGTCATATATTTATAGGTGATAAAATTTATGTAGCTGATAAACATGCTTATGCATTTCTTGAAATGAAAGATAATAAAGAAACATATAAAATTTATCAACCTTTTAATGAAAAATATAAATGGATAAATGGTCATAATGATAGTGTTTGGCAAGGTTGGACAAAATTACCATCAACTAGTCCTTGGTTAATTATAACTAAATCATTAAAAGATGTAATGTCTTTATATGAAGTATGTGGTATTTCAGCAGTTGCTTTACAATCTGAAAACATATTACCTAAAAGACATGTATTTGAACAAATAAGAGAAAAATTTCCTTATGTAACAGTATTATACGATAATGATTTTGATTCAGAAACTAATTGGGGAAAAATATTTGGAAATAAAATAGCTACTGAATTAGGTATTGTAGAATGTTATTTAGATGACCATTATAAATGCAAAGACTTTAGTGATTTAGTTAAAAAATATGGAAAAGAAAAAGCTAAAGAAATTTTGGAACATAATACATTATTACCTTTTTAAAATAATAAAAATGGGAAGAAGTAAAAGAAATAAAAATAAAAAAGAAACACCTCAATTTCTTATAAAACAAGAACAACGTTTATCTGTTAAAGCTGAAAGAAATAGAATTAAACAAGAAAAAAGAAGAGAGGCTAAAAAAAATAAAATATTATCAACAATGGAAAAAAAATATTTGATTGGAGTATATGATGATCTCCGAGAAGATGGTGTAGATCATAAATATATTGACACTAAAGATGCAACAAATATTGGATCGTTTGATTCTGATGCAACTTATAGTTTATATCCTTTAAGTAAAGATTCTTTTTGTGGATTGAAACAAGAAGGTAATACATCTGTTAAAATAGAAGTTTATGAAATCACTGAAACAATTTTAGATGAATTAGACGAAAAGGTTTATAATTATGATCCCAGTCAAAAAGATGATAATAATTTATTTATCAGAAAAAAAGTAAATTCTCCTTATGGTGAAATTGAAATGTGGTTTTATAATGATGATACTACAGGTATTAAACCTCTTGAAAGTGGTGACTGGATTGATTACTTAGATATTCAATTTAAAACAACACCACCAAAAAGTTCAAAAAGTGAATTTAATAAATTATTAGATAAACAAGAACAAGAACTTGAAGATGAAATAAATTCTCAAGATACAGTAACTGTTAATTATAAAGATGTACTTGATAATCCTATAAACCCAACAAAAAAAGACGATTCTGCTTGGGAAAAAACTAAAAAAGAATTTGAAGATTCATTAGTGGATCATCAAGCAATGGATTAAAATAAAAAATATGAGAAAAATATTAGTAGCCGTATACGGAAGTTTACGTAAAAATATGGGTAATGACCATTATTTAACAGACGCAGAATATTTAGGTGAATTTCAAACATCACCTATTTATACACTACATAGTTTAGGAGGATATCCTGGATTAAAACAAAATGGTACAACTTCTGTAACAATGGAAGTATATGCTGTAAATGAACAAGAAGCTAAAAATATAGATTCTCTTGAAGGTTATTCTCCAAATAGAAAAGCAACTTTCTATGATAAAATTATAATTGATACTCCTTATGGAGAAGCAGGAACCTATATTTATGTTGATGATTTATCAGATAGACCTATGGTAGAATCTGGTGATTGGAAAGAATATAAAACGCAAAAACAAGCAAGTTACTATTCAGTAACAAATAATTAAAAAAATATTAAAAATAAATAAAAATCTTAAAAATGAGAAAAAAAATAGGTATTGTCGGATATTTTCCTGGACCAGGTAGTTTTGGTATTACAAAACCATATATGCAATTCTTTCAAAACTTTGGAAAAGTTGTATTAATTAGTCCTTGGGATAAAGAAATTGATGACACACTCGATTTATTAGTATTACCAGGTGGACCAGATGTAGATCCATTCAGATATCTTACACAAGATGATGAATTAAGTATGTTTGTTGGACCACCATGTTGGATTAGAGAAAAATTTGACAGAGAATTGTTACCAAAATATGTAGAAAATCAAACACCAATTTTTGGTATTTGTAGAGGTTTACAAACTTTATCTGTATTTTTTGGTGCAAAATTAAATCAACATATTTGGGAACATGAAACTACACCAGATCATGAAAGAACTAAATTGGTTCATCATGTAAAAGTACATCCTGCAGCAAACTTAATTCCAGGACTTGAGTTTAAACGTTTTGAAGTAAATAGCTTACACCATCAAACAGTTGCAAACTGTCCTGAAAACGCTTCTATTCTCTTTACATACGATGGTAAACATACTAAAGGTACTGAAGACGGAGATATTGAAGGATTAACTTGGTTTCCAAATTATCCAGCACATGCTGTACAATGGCACCCAGAAGAAATTTATGACAAAGCAAGTATTACTTTAATTAATAGTTTACTTTATCCAAAAAAATAATATAAATATAGGGGAAGAAATTCCCCTTTTATAAATTTAAAATGATAACAAAAGAAAAAAGTCTGTTTAGACCCATGATATTCTCAAGACATCCTTCACATGATGTTCTTAGAGCAAATAAAAAAAATATTAGATTATTACCAGTACGTTCAGTAATTAGATTTGGTTCTACAACTGAATGTGAAGATACTGTTGCTAAAGGTGGTAAAAGAATTGAAATTAATAGCATTCAAGCAATTAAAAATAGTGCTTGTAAATTATTAATGAAAAAATGTTTTATATCTGCTGGTGTAAAAACTGCAGAAATGTTTACAGACGGCACTTTAAATGATTGGGCTCACGATAGATATCCAATTGTAGCTAAAGCACATTATGGTTCTAAAGGTAAAGGTAATACTTTAATTAAATCACAAGAAGAATTAACTTCTTGGATGCAAGGTAAAACAATGAGTAATTATATTTTTGAAAAATACACGGCATATGCTCATGAATTTAGATTACATATAACAGAAGAAGGTTGTTTTTATGCTTGTAGAAAAGCTCTTAAACAAGGTGTTCCTGATGCAGATAAATGGCATAGACACGATACAAATTGTGTATGGTTTTTAGAAACTTCACCAGAATTTTTTAAACCTAATAGTTGGAATGATATTGTTTCAGATTGTGTAAAAGCTTTAAAAGCGATCGGTGCAGATGTATTATCATTTGATGTAAAAGTACAAAGTCCATCAGATAGTAAAGGTAATCGTAGAGAATACCAAGATTATATTTTACTTGAATGTAATAGTGCAAGTTCAATGGATAATGGTACAGGAAATATATCAGTATGTGCTCAAAAATATATTGAAGAACTTCCAAAAATAATTTCAAAAAAAGCAAATTTATGAATTTTGAAGATTTAACAGAAGATGTACAACAATGGTTGTTGTATACTAAAAAAAAGAAATTAAGTAATGAATCATTATATAGTGCTTTAAATAATGCTAAACAAAGTATTTATCAAAATATACCTGGTAGTACTTTTATTAAAAGATTAGAATTTGTAAAAGCATTTTGTGATGAAGAAGAAATAAATATGGAATCTAAAGAAAAACAAAAAATTAATTTAGTTTTTGCAAATGGTATTGAATCTGAATATTTAGAATATCTAAATACTATTTTTGATGTAACAGTTTTAAAACCAGAAGAATTAAATCAAACATATAAAAAATCTCAAGTAGATTTAGTATTGTTTACAGGTGGAGCAGATGTTTCTCCTGAATATTATAAAGAAAATCTTGGTAATCAAACTTATATTAATGCAAACAGAGATGAAATAGAATGTGATATTTTTTATAAATTTAAAGGTTGTAAAATGTTAGGTATCTGTAGAGGTGCACAACTGCTTACAGTTTTAAATGGTGGTAAACTTGTTCAACATATAAATAATCATGGAAGAACACATTCTATACAATTTCAAAATGGAAATACTGTAGATATGACTTCAACACATCACCAAATGATGTGGCCTTTTGATTTAAATAAAAAAAATTATAGTATTGTTGCACATTCAACATATCATCAAAGTAATACATATTTAAATGGTGATAATAAAGAAATTGATTTACCACAAAATTTTGTAGAACCTGAAATTGTATTTTATCCAAATACAAATTGTTTGTGTATTCAAGGACATCCTGAATATTCAACTTGTTCTAAACAAGCAAAAGATTTATGTTCTTCTACTATAAAAAAATATTTGTTTAATAATAAACAAACTTCATCAAAAGAAGTTTCTTTTATAGATGAACAATATGAACACCAAGATATTGGTATTAAAATTGCTGATCCATATTATGGTTTTGATTCAGTAGTAACTCAAAATGGATACGGTATAGAAAGATCATATAGTTCTACTACTGAAAAAGTAAGTGATAAAAAATCAGTATATAAAAGTAGTGTTGAAGTATATAAAGATTATTTAATGAAAGATTTTAAAGACGAAATTTATAATTCAACACTTTCAATAGATAATGATACTCTTCATGAAGATGAAGAATTACCTATAGACCCTTTGTAAAAATTTAGAAATTAATAAAAATATAAAAAATATAAAAAATGACAAAAATAAAAAATGTAACAATAGGTTGTGATCCAGAATTGTTTTTAGAAAAAGATGGTAAAATTATTTCTGCTGTAGGTTTAATTGGTGGTACAAAATATGAACCAAAACCAATTTCTGATAAAGGTCATGCAATTCAAGAAGATAATGTTTTAATGGAATTTTGTATTCCACCTTCTAAAACAGTTGAAGATTTTACAGAAAATATTAATTTTGTAAAAGATTATCTTACAGTTATTACTTCAGCATTTGGAGCTAAACCTAATTATTCAGCTTCTGCAACATTAGAAGATAAAGAATTAGATTCTGACCAAGCAAGACAGTTTGGTTGTGATCCAGATTTTAATGTTTGGACACAAGGTATGAATGAACCACCAAATGCTTCTACTAATATGAGAAGTGCTGGCGGACATATTCACATTGGTTTTGATAAAACTGGTATGACAACTGAAGAAGAAGATGAAACTGTAGAAAAATTAGTTAAAGCAATGGATATGACTGTTGGTTTGAAATCTTTGTTTTTAGATAAAGATGATAAACGTAAAGAGTTATATGGTAAAGCAGGTTGTTTTAGATTTAAAGAATATGGAATGGAGTATAGAACCCCTTCTAATTTTTGGATTGCAACTGATGAATTAATTGCTTGGGCTTGGAATACTACATTTGAAGCAATTAATCTTGTAAATTCAGGATTAGTTGATGAATTAAGTGAAAAATATTCTAAAAAAATTGTTAAAGCAATTAATAATAATGACAAACAATTAGCTGAAGAATTATTAGCTAAAATCGAAGAATTCCAATTAGAATTAGTATAAATTAAAAAACTTATAAAAATATGTGCGGAATTTTCGGACAAATAACAAAAAGTGTAAATAGTCTTTGTGTACCAGAAGTAAATATTCTAGGTATGTTAAATGTTGAAAGAGGTAAAAACTCTTGTGGTTTAACATATGATGGAGAAATATTTCTTGGATTAGATAAAGATAAAATTTATACTGATTTTATAAAAAAACGTAATATAAAACCAAAACAATATCCTACAATTTTTGGTCATACAAGACAATCAAGTTCTGGTGCTATTAATGCTTTTAATGCACATCCATTTGGTTTTGGAACATTACCTAATGGAGAATATGAATTTATTGGTTGTCATAATGGAACATTAAAAAATCCTTTAGAGCTTGCTAAAAAATATGGTGTAGATATTGATGAAGATTATATTAATGAATATAATTATCCAGCAGTAAGAAGAAAAATTGATAGTGAAATTCTATTAGAGATTCTTTATAAAACTAAATCATATAAAGTTCTTAGTGAATATATTGGTGGTGCAGCTTTAGCATGGACATGGATTGGAGAACCTAATAAAATGTATTTATGGTCTGGTGCATCAAAATTATGGGAACATAGTAAAGATAAAGAAGAAGAACGACCTTTATGTGTATATCAAAAAAGTAAAAATAATACTTATTTTTCTTCATTAGAAGAAAGTTTATATGCTTTAGGAGGTACAGAAGCTAATGTTTGTCAAATTGATTATAATACAGTATATGTTATCACAGACGGTGATTTTAAAAATGCAGATAAATTACCAGTAAGTAGAACAAAAGTTGGACAAAATGAATTTTATACTCCTAAAACTACTACTAATCGTAATTTTGCTTATGGAAATTATACAGATGATGAAACATGGGATGGTTATGATCCATCTTATCATGGTAGAGTAA